TATTGTCCGTAAAAAGAGTAATATCAAACAATTTGAAAAATTCATTGATAAGTTGTATAATTCTAATGTTGCTGAAGTCAAGATAGTTGAGAACTTTGATTTTGGTGGATGGTATTTTACAGATGATGATGAAGCATTTGAATCTGAGGATACTATGTCTATCCTTAATAGGTATATTGAGGAGGCAGAGATAACTCTTGATAAGTCTAAAGTGTCTAAGATACTACAGGACGTTTATCAGGAAGCATGTGAGACTGTTTAATGTTCATTCTTACTATTGCTGGTAAAGAAAAAGAAGGTGCTTATTCTGTACCAGATGGACATGGGGATCAAATCCTTTATCTATTTGAAGAAGAAGATGATGCTCTTCGATATGCTATGATGTTAGAGGAAGATGATTACCCTGAAATGCATGTACTTGAAGTTGAAGATGAAATTATGATTAAAACTTGTGAATCTCATGGATATAACTATACAGTTATTACATCCAATGATATTGTAATTCCTCCAGCAGATCATGATTTTATTTGAAAAAGTACGTTGGAAGAATTTTCTGTCAACAGGAAATCAATATAGTGAGATGGAGCTTAATACCCATTCTACCAATTTAATTATTGGTACAAATGGTGCTGGAAAGAGTACAGTATTAGATGCCTTAACTTTTAGTTTATTTGGTAAACCATTTAGAAAAATTAATAAAGGACAGTTAATAAATTCTACTAATGAAAAGGATTGTAGTGTAGAAGTTCAGTTTTCTATTGGAACAACTGAATGGAGAGTAGTAAGAGGTATTAAACCAAATAAGTTTGAGATTTGGAGGGATGGTAATTGTTTAGATCAATTTGCTAATGCTAACGATCAGCAGAAGTGGTTGGAACAGAATGTAGTTAAGATGAACTATAAGTCTTTTACCCAGATTGTTATCTTGGGTTCTAGTGCTTTTATTCCTTTCATGCAATTGACTAATAATCATCGTAGAGAGGTGATTGAAGATCTTTTGGACATTAAGATTTTCTCTTCTATGAATAATGTTATTAAAGAGAAGATACGTTCTATTAAAGAAGAAATAAAAGTTCTTTCTCTTAAGAAAGAATCTTTAACAGATAAGATTGAGATGCAAAAGAAGTTTATTGAAGAAATAGAATCTCGTAGTAAGGATGATATAGATGATAAGAATGGTAAGATAAAAACATTACAAATTGAAGTCGATACTCATATAGAACATAATGAGTTAACAAATTCTAACATTTCAGATTTAGTAAAAGAACAAGAGAAAGTAACAGGTGCTACAGAAAAGTTAAGGAAACTTGGAGGATTAAAAGGTAAGATTTCTAATAAGGTATCAACCATTACCAAGGAACATAAGTTTTTCACAGATAACACGGTTTGCCCCACATGTCATCAAAACATACAGGAGGACTTTAGAATAAATAAAATCGACGATGCTCAAAATAAAGCAAAGGAGTTGCAATCTGGTTATAAAGAACTAGAAGAAGCAATTAAAAACGAAGAAGAGCGAGAGCGTCACTTTACTGCCCTATCGAAGGAGATTACTACACTAACGCATGGCATTTCTAAAAATAATACTAAAATCGCTGGCTGTCAAAGACAAATCAGAGATCTTGAATCGGAAATTCAAACAATTACCGAACAACTTGCAAACAGAAATACTGAGCATGAGAAGTTAACCACCTTTAAGGACAATTTAACAACTACATACGACGACCTATCTTCTAGGAAGGACAATATAAACTATTACGATTTTTCGTATAGTTTACTTAGGGACGGCGGAGTTAAATCTAAGATCATCAAGAAGTACTT